CAACAGTAGGGGAAAACAGAACTAGCACAAGGACCGTTTATTAATGGGTAGTTTACAGGCTTGCCGAGGCCAAAAAGGAGACCGGATATGATTAGGAAGGTCTCCTCCTTTCTTGCATTTAAAGTCAGCATATTAGACGTTCTTGGGCCATACCTAGCGGAACAGTGGGATCACGAAGAACCCTACCACATTACGCTTACACAATCCCCGAGAACACGGTCTTTCATCAACCGTTAACAAGTTGTAACTACTTTTAAAGTTAGTCAACCAGGCGAGTTACTCGTTAAAGCACTCTTGACGTTTTGCTTTCAAACGCCCAAAAGCCACAATGAAATTTTTAAAGCCCCCCAGAACGGGGCGTGAACACAAGTAATGTTTAGATCAAACTTGCCAAGGTTGTAATGGCGGGGACTATCCATTTGGAGTTATTAGCTACAAACTTCAAGCCTTTGCCAATTCCTTGGCCTATGCGTCGCAACCATTCCATATGCGTAGCATTGGGCATAGCATGGGGTTGGGAAGCTAGCATAAGATTAACCTGATCCATGTGGGCTTGAGTCCCCACCAAAACGTCGGATTCCCACAGCTGTGAAGTAGTCACCATCTCATAAATAGTAACAACTTCAAGCCTAATACATAACTGCGAACCAGCACCAGCACCAGGCTGGTATTGACCAGAAACAATCAAACAAGGATAGTTCTTAGTTAGACTAGTTGTGGGAGAGCGAAATTCCAGATCCGTCATGTCTTCCGGAGACCACCAAACGTAAGCACCGTCTCTAATGGGCCCATTATAGGCGCCAGGAACAAGAGACAAATTTTCCCAATCAGTAAAATTGCCTTGATCAGCAAGTTGATTGTTTGTGAAAAAATTTGTTGCGCAGGTATCTCCGGGGACATAACATGCAGCGATGTTGCCGCCATTCGTAAGGGTTGGGCCCATATAAGTGGCGAGAGCAGACAAAGCTACGGGACGCAATTGCTTGCATGAACCATAATCGAGATTCGGAGCAAGTAGAGTTGAACGTATTGGAGTGACAGTAACATTAGCATTAATGTTAGTACCTCCACCAGGGCCAATAATCGTAAGAGCAAGGATTTGATTATTAGCGGTGACGTTCACAAGAACAGAAATTGAAGTTAGCGTGCCATCAGTAGAGAGATAGTCGTCCGTAACAATCGCTTGAACCGTCGTGGTTCCAAGAACACCAAGGTTGTTCGTAACGGATGCAGTACGTTGACTCGTTAGAGTCACCAAATACTCCCCGATCGGAAGAACAAAGTTATTAGTGAAAGCAGTAGGTTGAGTGATTGTAATTGGAAGGCCATAACTCTGAGCCTTTGTAAGATACGGGCCCGGCCCCATAGGGGACGTGCCACCAGCGACAGTGCTGACTGTATCGTTAAAAGAGACGGGAGCTTGCGTCAATTGTGACTGAAATTGGTCTACACGAATATCTCGACCATTGACAAGACTTGTATAAGATGCGGGTGCGGTAAAATCAACAGGCCATACGCCCGCTCCCTGGACCAAAGCCAACTTGTAATTGTTAACCGTGTCAATCGCACCCAGAGTCGGGGAAATTGAAGCGGCGAACCTTCCAGAGTTGGCGGTCCCATCGAGAAAGACATTGACATCGAAAACCTCGATCGAGCGCACCAAGGCTGTGGGCCTCGGCCACGAATCGGGTATCCGGCACATATTCATCTTGGGGAACACCAAAGACGAGAAATAGCCGGCCACCTTGTTCGAACTTGCTTGAGAAAGGGTACCGATGGTTCTGTCCTGTTCGTTGACAGGAGTGACCATATGACGAATTGTTTTGACACCAGATTTGATTTTCTTTTTTTTTCCTGAAACGAGTTGCTTGTCCCCTCTACGCTGTGCGAGGCGAGCATCACGCTCCTGGCGAGTAATTTTTCCTTCGATGAAGAGTTGTTCAATAGATTTTTTTCCCATTGTTATTTTAAAGCGGCTTTCCGTTGCGCGACCACTTTCATAAACACCTTTGGAACCTATGGACTCATACCCGTAATACGCCCTACGAATGTGATCTTCCATAACATAGCATGAAAGATCCCATGAAATATTGAAGTTGCTAATGAGCCAACAACAAAATTCATCAAGACATTCGAAAAGGAGTGGAACGGGATAAGCCTCAAAACGCAAGTTACAAGCCCGAACAAAGCTTTTGTGTGGGTCGATGTCGGTAATACCACAAAGAACCGCGCAGAAGATTCGGTCGGGATTTAAACAAGGTATTTTGAAACCTTTTTCCCCATCAACAAAATCATGACTCAAGAAATCCAAATCCTGCAAAGGACCGGAATGACCAGTAATGATAACACCTAGTTCACCCATAAGTCGGGTGAACTCGTCCAAATTGTACCAAGGACAGTCAGGAGAAACTGTCACAGTGGAATCATCCCCATACAAGGCGGCTATCACATTACGCATGAAGTCGTCATAATTGGGATAATGTTCCTTGCACATCAGCCAGAAGTAAGCCAGATATACAAAGAGACACAATGTGTTATCATTAGCAGTACAAGAAGAACCGCTGGGATTAGAGTGAAATTTCATCACACAGACACCGTCAACCAAACATATTACTGCTTGGATGACGTCAAGATACCAGGAAAAAACTCGAGCGAAGTTCTCAGGAGTTTGCAGTTCCGGAGCCAAACAACTGAATCTGAAGGAAGCAATACGCCACATTATAAATGCGAACATCCTACTATCAAATCCAGAAATATCAGCAGCGAAACCAAGCAAAAACTTTGAGAGACGTCGATAGAGCCTATTCCAGCCACCCGTCCATTTGTTGATACCTACACAATTCCAAGTCTCAAAGACCGATGCGTTCATTTTCGAATTCATATGAGCAAACAAACGTATACCAGAGTATGCACTCAACACGCTCCCCCCCATAAAAAGGCGAGACTTATTGTCGAGCACACGCTCCATATCCCTGAGCTCATCCTTCATGTTGCCACTCCAGACGGTGCTTCCACCGCCAAAAGTAGACAAGTCTTCCCACTGAGCGTGAAGAGCAGCGTCCTCAGACGCCATGAAGTCAGCTTTAGTTTTGTACTTAGTCTTCCATAAGACTCCCGGGCTAGTACTACCATTCATCCACTTACACGCTTCCTCATGAGTCAAAATCCTAGAATTCATCATATGAGGAAAGAAGTGACGCTCCATCCAATCCATTGCTTTGGAAAAGGCAAGCTGCTGAGGCCTTTGCAGGCCAGAAAAAGACACATCAGGACAGAAGTATTTTTCAGCAGCCTTCCTACAGGCTTGGGGATTGTTTGGAGCATGGAAAAAGGGCAGACCAGTCCAGTCGCCTTTTATAAGATCGTCCAGTTTATACAGAGAGTAAAGGTCTGGATACCTAGTTCGAAGAAAAGAAAGAAAGAAGGGGTCGTATAAGTCGTTCTCTTTAAGACAAGAGATTCGATTGACACGACAGATATAAGAGACATGTTGACAACTAGGCAGGTCCCTGGAATGAAATTTATCCCAGGCAAGGACTAAATCGGGCATCAAAAGAAGTTCCCGATTCCGGGGGGAGATAAAGGACTCCCCCAACTCCGCCATTAGTTTTTTTGGGCTCGCAAGTTGAAGAGAGAAAGCTTGCACTTCCTCAATCAACTCTTGCGTCACGGGCCGACAAGCATTGACTCCAGAGTGTTTCATGTAGTGAAAACCCACCACACATCCATCTCGTTTGCTTATGAGTGGACACCCACAAGCACCCAAATCCGTTCCCACTAAATGGAAACCCTCAGGGCTCATACTACCGTCTTTAATCCATAAATCAATGGGATGATCAAGCAACTTGTACCATCCACATAATATAATGTTTTCCTGTTCGGTAGGGGCCCGAAGCTTACGCGTTTTAAGACCAGGGGGTTTCTTAATAAAGCATAATTCATTGTCAGTTGTGGATTCTTTTAAAATTTCCAACTTAATGGAACAATCCACGCTATTACCAACAACATCAATCTTGGGATCAAGATCATGATTGGTAGTGATAGCAAAATTCGCAAAACCAACAGCGTTGCACACATGACCCATGTTAAGGCCAAGCTCTTTAACATAAATCTGTGTAACAAATTTCGGGACATCAGAAGCTCCCAAATGGATCTCCTGAATATGAACTCCTTCTTTCTTTCCTTTCTTCGCGGCAGCCTTCTCATTAGCGGCGACTGCCTTCTTGTATTGATTAAGGTCACTCTGAGGAAGTTCTTTGGTCACCTTCCCTGCTCCGTTCTCCGCCTTATCAGCGCCTTTTTTCTTGTCCATTCGCTTCTCCTTCCTTTTCTTATTCTTCTTCTGAAGCTTAGTCAGGCCGGAGGGGGGCGATTCGCCAACAAGAGGGGCCTCCTTTTTGGGAGGCGCAGCTTTGCTGATCCGATCATGGGCTTCCTTGGCGGCTTTCGCCTTCGCAAGTATCCCCTCGAGATTCTTCGCACGAGCAACTACAGACTGTTCTTCTGCAATCTGTTTATCCATGTATGAATTTTTCTTACCTTTTTGTTCCGCCTGAGCTAAAGTGGATTGCTCCGCCTTTACTATGGAATCAAAAAAAGAAACATTTTGATTAGGACTTGCCTCAAGTTGCTGAGGAGGAGCCTTCTTGGGCTTCCTATCAGCAAGTGAGCCACGTTTCTGAGGAAAAACATGATCTTTCCCAACAGAATTCTCCTTGACGAGGACAGAGGAACCCCTATAAAAGGGTGCTTTCCTCTGTTGATTCTTAACACAATTAGGATCGTCTGGACAGGACCTACAAAAGCCCTTCTCCTTCCACTCTTCATAAGACTCGGCGTGAACCGGGCCATCATGATGGCTTATGGGGCCAAGCGTAGGCAAATACGTTTTACGATCAGCTTCAATAGCTCGCATCCTGCCATTTTCATAGCAGGCGCCAACATCGACGCAAACCCATTCATACTCGCCCCACCGAGCGTTCTCAGTTTTTCCAGAACCGAACAGAAACATTCCCTTATGACTCTTCTCGAGTTCATCGGCCATTTCTTGTTCTTCACGTTCCTTACGTGCACGAAAATCTTCCTCGGCAGCGGTGTCATAATCCATAATGTAATCACACATTTTATCATAATCAATCCACGTACCGTTCACATGATACTCCATCTCGCCACTACGATGATTGACCCTGGACCGATACCAGTGCTTACCACCGTGACGGTTGGTGCCCTCCCTTTTAGATCTGAAATAAAATTGAATTTCATCCCTGAAATAAATAAGAAGAATCCCACCCGACACTGCAAACACAAGCATCAAACCAAGGGCAACTTGCACACCATGGGTGCGGGTCAATCCTTTCAGACTTTCCCACAACCTAGTATACAAACTCGGAATGCGAGAGGCTTTATTGATGGTTTCGCGCTGATCAGGATCCAGACCACACGCTATCCCCACCGAATCGGCTAGATTAATTGTGTCAGGGCTCAAAGGAGGCGTTGGGAGAATTTCTTCATCCTGCGCATCCTCAAACTCCGCCTCAATTTCCAACTCTACCGGAGGGGACTGCTCATCTGGAACCTGCGGCTGCTCTTCATCGTCCTTAGGGCTACGACTAGAAACAGCCTGAATAGGCTCAATAACATCATTAAAGAAATGCACTCTATGGGCGTTAGTGATACTAGAAGGCTCAATTCCTGGATAGTGTTCAACCATCCAATTCATGAACATTTCTGGCGTGACACGAACACTACCGCCGCCCACAATCGGGATAAGACCCGGTTGATTCTCTTTCGCTTCAACAGAAGGGTTTAAAAACCCACCCGGAAGGAAGCCATTCCCTACAGAAGAAGGCTTATCATCTTCTTTTTCCTGGTCACAAGGAAAAGGATAAGCGCCCAACTGAGCCAACCGCCTCCGAATTTCCAACAACTGCTTTCGCAATTCTAGAGCCATCGAAGACTTAGATTCAGCCTTTGGCACTCTCCTCAAAAGATTGAGCAAAGCCTCCCTCTTCGAGATTAAGTCCATTCGCTCCGCTGCATCATTGGTCTTGGCCTCATCGGCATCAAGTCCAAAAAGGAGGGTAGTGAGGGACTCATTCAAAGAGCGCATAATATCACGTGAAGTTTTAACTGATTGCCACAGCCTACAAGCGGCTGACTTATCAACAAACAGCTCAAACCCAATAAAAACGGCGAGACTGATGTCCACTAGTTTCATGATCACTTGCGTGACCCTGCCACTCTTAGACACCTTTTCTCGCTCTCTATTTCCTTCTCTCAATTCTTTTTCAAAAAAAAGGGAGTAAAGGCGAACAATCACATAAACGCAGAGACCAATTTTGCCTACATTACTGCAAGCAAAATTATAAAACAAAACAGCAAAATTCTCCATGACGCCTGGAACAGCGCCCTGAAGCTTATCACGTCGTGCTTTTCTCTCTGCAGCTTTTAAGTGAAGGTCAGCCCTCCATTGAGCCCACTCCGCTGTTGGGGCATCAGCAGCAGGAGGAGGACGGTCGGGCTCAACAGCTCTCGGGTACTTTCGCATTTTCTTTTCATGGGCAGCATAATCAAAAGGAACTATGGGCGCACCAATACGAAAAAGTATCATGGTGAACCACCAACCAAACGAAGCTGGGAGCAAAGGGAAAACGAAAATACAACATAGGATAAATTCCCACGCTGTAGCCAAACGCTTAATCCCCCAATTCCCAGGAGCATCTGACACAAGTGCCAAGATAAAACACCAACAAAAATATAAAGCAAAAGCAACAAAGAACACCGGATTGAAAGCTATCCCGGCCAGGATAAGGTAGACAATAATCGTCCACCCCGTGGACCAAAACATACTCAACATGGCAACAAGCGGAGAAGTTTTCAATGCCTTGACCTGAGGGTTATCTGAGGGAGTTACTCTCATAAACCCTGGGGCTACAGGCACGGGGATGGGGAGCTCAG